GAAAATAACAAACAAATGAAATTAGATATAAACGGAATAAATTTATTAGTTGAATTAGAAGGATTGAAATTAAATGCTTATAAATGTTCTGCTAATGTTTGGACTATTGGATTAGGAAATACTTTTTATGAAGATGGTTCTAAAGTAAAAGAAGGAGATAAAATAACAAAAGATGAAGCATATCATTTATTTTATTTAATTGCTACTAAATTTGAAAAAACAATCAATGATAATTTAAAAGTTAAAATTAATCAAAATCAATTTAATGCGTTATTTTGTTTGTGTTATAATATTGGGCAAGTTGGTTTTAAAAACAGTACACTTTTAAGATTAGTTAATATAAATCCAAATGATGGAAATATAGCTAAAGAATTTTTAAAATGGAATAAAATTAATAGAATACCTTCAAAAGGATTAACTAATAGAAGAATTAAAGAATCTGCTTTATACTTTACAAAATGAAATATATAATTATAATAATATCGTTTTTATTTTTATCTTGTGCTTCAAGAAAAGTTTCTGTAAATAAAATAGAAATTAAAAAAGATAGCATAACTAAAATAGACACAAAAATAGAATCTAAAGAAGTTTCTAATATTGAAATAAAAAATGATATTTTAATTGATGAAATAACTATTAAACCTATTGATAGTTCTAAAGAAATAACTATAAATGGAATAAAATACAAAAACGTTGTTTTAAGCATCAAAAAAACAAAAGACAATAGTTTATATTTAAAAGACAAAACTATTCATTACAATGAAGCTAAACAACAAATAAACACTGTTTCAACAATAAAAAAAGAATCAAAAAAAGAAATAGATAAAAAAGCAAACTATTTTATTTATTTATGGCTTTTATTAATTCCAGCTACTTATTATGGATTTAAATTTTTTAAAACATTTTTAGTGTAAACTAATGTTAATAAGTTTATATTTCGTTTTACTTTTTTTTTTATAAATTTGTGTAATATTTAACAACAAAAATAATATACATATAAAAAATGAAATTAGAATATATAGTAAAATGCGAATATTATGGAACAAGTAAAGTATATAATAAAGTATTTTATTCAGATAGTGAATGTAATAATTTTAAGAATTGGATAAAATCTAAAAGAGGATATACTAATATACATTTTCTTAAAAAAGAAATAAAAACAAAAGATTTAGTTGAATTAGAAATTAAACAAAATAATAAAACTAAAAAAGATTCTTTAAAATCTTATTTGATTAATAATAAAAAAGAAATATTATTTTATAAATTTATATATTGTTTAATAAGTAAAAATGAAATAGTATATATTGGAAAGACTATAAATATACAAAGTAGAATTTCAACACATCATAAAGATAAATCTAAAATATTTGATAGTTTTTCAATAGTCACTAAATTACCAAATGAAATTTCGGATAGTGAACTTTTAAAACTTGAAGAAAAATACATTAAATTATTAAAACCTAAATATAATATAGTACATAATATTTAATGAAAAAACCAACACGTAAATCTTTAGTAATAAAATTAGATACAGTCTTTAGTCAATATATAAGACGTAAAGATGTTATTAACGGATTAGCTACTTGTGTTACTTGTGGAAAAAAAAGTGAACCTAAAAAAATGCAAAATGGACATTTTATGAGTAGACGTCATTATGCTACAAGATGGTTAGAAAACAATGTTGGAGTTCAATGTTACGCTTGTAATATTACAAATCAAGGTATGCAATATCAATTTGGTAAATATCTTGGAAATAAAATTTCAGAAGAAATGTATATACAATCACATAAAACAGTTAAATTTACAGATTTAGATTTGATTGATATGATTGACTACTATACTAATAAATTAAATGATTTAGAGTCTTTATAGTTTGTTTTTTTGTTTGTTAGAAAAGGGTACTTTAATTAGTATCCTTTTTTTTGTTTAAATGTTAAAATTTTGTTAAAGTTAAAATTGATTGTTTTTCATATCAATATTAGTTATATATTTGTACTCAACAAACAAACAAATAGAAATTATGAAATTATATCACGGAAGTTACAGACAAATTGAAAAAGCAGACGAAAAAAGAGGAATGTATTTTACTAACGATATTCAAGTTGCTAAAGAATACGCTTTAGGTTTAGATGATTGTGGAAACTATAATGAAGAAACTTTTATTTATGAAATCGAAATACCAGATACTGCTAATATTGTAATGATGGATGATTGGATGGATTTTGACGCAATGGGATATACTAATTATTCTAATGCTCCAGAATTTGCAACTGCGGAAGAAATGGAAGGTTATTTTTTTATTAAAAATCCTGATACTTTTACTTTTAAATTAATCGAAAACTTTAAAAACGAGTTGTAAAATGAAACACAATTTAAAAGACATCGGATTAGCATTTATTTTATGGATTACATTTTTAACAATAGTATTAATATTAACAAATTAAACAATGGAAGATTTATTAGATTACAACAGATTTAGAATTGAAGCAATGCAAAACGAAATTTGCGAATTAAAAAGTACATTAAATACTTTAGAAACTTACTGCTTTGAATTAGCAGATGACAAATGTCCAAGAGAATACAAACAAGTAATTAAACAAGAAATTTATAACTTAAAAACAAAATAAAATGAAAAAAATAATAATTGGAGCATTTATATTATCTATATTTGGTTGCTCACCAGAAGAAATACAAAAGGAAATAAAAGAAATAAAAGATTGTAATTGTAATAGAATTACAGAAGTATTAACATTAAATATTGTTGAAGCATATCCAAAAACAGGAGTTACTATTATGTACAGATATACAACTATAAATGATTGTACAAAATTACAAAAAAATAGTGGCTGGAGTACACAAAAAGTTTTAATAGGTCAATGTAAATAATTTAAAAACAAAATAAAATGGAACTAACATTAAATCAAAAATTATCTTTAATTCAAAAAGAATTTAAAGCGTCGAAATCAAAATTTAATTCATTTGGTAAATATAACTTTAGAAGTGCTGAAGATATATTAGAAGCATTAAAACCATTCAACGAAAAATATCAAGTGAATTTTACAATCACAGAATCAATAGTAGAATCTAATTTTTTACAATTTCCAATGTTACGTTCTATTGCTACAATTAATGATGATTTAGATACTATTTCAGCAAGTGCAATAGTTGGTATTGATTTAGAACAAAAAGGAATGCAAATGCCACAAAAATTTGGTTCTGCTTCAAGTTATGCTAAAAAATATGCATTGGGTAATTTATTATTAATTGACGACACACAAGATGCAGATGCTTCAAATAAGCACGAAAAGAACGTTTCTAACGATGAAAAAAAGTTTTTAAATAAGAATACACCAGAATTTAATAAAGCGATTGAATACATTAAAAATGGTGGTAAATTTGATGCAATAGAAGCTAAATATAAAATGACTAAAGAAGTTAGAGAAGAATTATTAAAATAGATTATAACTATGGTATAGACGTAGTAGATTAAAAAACAAAATAAATATTATCTATTACGTTTATACAAAGTTATAATTATTATATTTGTAAAACTGAATAGCTGACAACAGTAAAAAAAGGTAGGCAATTTTAAAATAAACAAAATGAGTGCATTAATTAATTTAAGTTTAAGAGTTGACAAATTACCAAAAGAAAAATTTATTTCTGGTAAAGATGGAGCAGTTTATTACAATTTTACAATTGGAGTAAATGACGATTCAAATCAATGGGGACAAAATGTTTCAGCAACTGATTCACAAACAAAAGAAGAAAGAGAAGCAAAGAAGCCTAAAACGTATTTAGGAAATGGAAATGTAATCTGGACAAATGGAACTATTTCAGTTGCTGATAAAAAAGCAGAAGTAACTAAAGAAGAAATAGCTTCAGATTTACCTTTTTAAATTAATCAGGGTAGTGTAAAAGCTACCCTTTTTTTAACAAACAAAACAAACAAATGGATAAAGATGCAATAAGATTATTAATGCAATTATATGAGGAAGAATGTACAATTAATCCATTAGAAAAAGTAGAACACCCAAAACCAGCAATTTCATTTGGATATAAAAGTTATGAAACTAAAAATGGTAAAATAGAATATCCAACACCAATAGGAACTTACGGTAATTTTAGTTTTATTCAAGCACCACCAAAATCAAAGAAAACGTTTTTTGTATCATTATTATCAGCAGTATATTTAGCAGGAAAATTAGAATCATTTGGCGGAGAATTAGAAGCAAATAGACAAGATAAACATTTAGTACATTTTGACACCGAACAAGGTAATTTTCACGCTGCAAATGTATTTAAAAGACCTATTGATATGACTGGTATAAAATCAGATAAATATCATACATTAGCATTAAGACAATTAAGTTTTAAAGAACGTATTGAATTTATAGAATATTATTTATACGATAAATTAGATGGAAAAGATATTGGATTGGTTATTATTGATGGAATAGCTGATTTATGTTCTGATGTAAATAACATAGAAGAAAGTAATGCAGTAGTTCAAAAACTAATGAAATGGACAAAGGAATTAAATTGTCACATAATAACTGTTATACATTCTAACTTTGGAACAGATAAACCAACAGGGCATTTAGGTTCATTTTTAGAAAAGAAAACAGAAACGCAAATACAATTAGAATTAAATACAGTAAACAAACAATTAGTAACAGTAAGTTGTAAACGTTCAAGAAACGCACCATTTGAAAACTTTAGTTTTAAAGTAAATAGTTTTGGATTGCCACAAGTTGAAGGAGCATTTTACGACCCATTAAAAGACATATTTTAATTATGAAAAATAAAGACGGTATTATATTAGGATTAGAAATAGTAATTTCATTTATTTTAAGTGTAGGTTTTTGGTATTTATTAATTAAATTTATATTTTAATTATGAAAGAATTAGAAAAATACAATAGAAAAGCGGTTTTTTGTTCTTTAAAAGAGTATGATTTTGCATCAAAAGAACATAGTTATGTTGAAATAACTGAATGGAAAAATGGTGAAGGAATAGATATAAATGCTTATAATTATACTGATAGAAATATTTCATTAAGTTATGGTGAATTTAAATTAATAAAAAAACTTGTAAAACAATTAGAGAAATAATGCAAACAACAATTAAAACACATTTAGAAGAATTACAATTATCAGCAGCTAAAATGCTACTGTATCATTCAGATAATAAAATGTTAATAAGTTTCTTTAAAGATTTAAAAGAAAAGCTTGTATATTTACAAGAATTAACAGATATGGAAGCAAGATACAATTTAACTGCAATATCTGATTATATAGAAGAACTAACTAAAATTGATTCTGAATTAACACATATTGATATTTCAGTACAAATTAAAGAAGTAGCAAGAGAAAAAAAAGTAGCTAAAGTAAACGCAAAATTATTTTAATATGATAACCGTATTAGAACTTATATTAACATCTTTAATTATATGGGCGATTTTAAATGGCTTGAAAAAGTAGCACAACATCATAAAGAATGGATTGAAATAATTAATAAATTTGGCGAATATGATTACGCTGAAGATATAGTTCAAGAATCCTACATAGCTTTAATTAAATATGCTGATGCTACAAAATTAATAGATGGAAATGGAAATGTTAGAAAAGGATATATGTTCTTTACATTAAAATCTTTGTTCTTTCAATTCTATAACAAAAAAATGAAAGTTACAAAAGTACCTATTGATGGATGCTGGGAATTATTTGATGATTCAAACGTAGAAGAACACAAAGCATATAATGATATTTGTATGTTAATAGATGATGAGTTAGAAAACTGGCATTGGTACGATAGGAAACTATTTAAACTGTATAGAGATACAGATATGTCTATGCGAGATATTGCAACAGAAACAAATATAAGTTTAATATCAATATTTCATTCATTAAAAAACCACAAAGAAATATTAAATAAAAAATTTCAGAAAGATTATCAAGATTACATTAACAATGATTACAATCAAATTTACTAATTAAAAATAATTAAAATGGCAAAACAAAAATCAAAAGGATTAGGGGATTCAATAGAAAAACTAACCGAAGTAACAGGAATTAAAAAAGCAGTTGAAATTTTTAGCGAAGCAACTGGAATAGATTGCGGTTGTGATAAAAGAAAAGAAACGTTAAATAAATTATTTCCTTACAATTCAAACATTAATTGTTTAACAGAATCAGATTATAATGCATTGACGGATTTAATAACTAAAAATGAATTAACACCAGCAGACCAAAAAATATTAACAGATATATATTACAACGTCTTTAATTATCGTTTGCAGTTAAGTTCTTGTGGTAGTTGTTGGGCTGGTAAAGTACAAGAATTAAGAAAAGTTTACAATGAGTATAAAATTACTAATTAAATGAATAAACAATTAGAATTTTTAGAAAGAACTGTAAGAAATAAAATTGAAGAATACGATAATATTTATAAAAATTCAGATATATTAATAATTGAAAAAAAAGAAAAATTAGAAGATATTAATATGTATTTAAATATAATATTACTTTTATCAGGATATAAAAAACAAATAAAATATTATAAAAAAATTATAGAAAAATACAATGAAAGATAATATAATTCAACAGGAATACTTAAAATCAGTTATATTAAGTCAGTTACTTTTAGAAGCTAATGAAAATTTGTTCTTTACAAAACAGTACAAACAAAATATTAAAAATAAAATCAATAGTTTAAATAGGGATTTAGAAACTGTAGTAGAAAATGAATTTAATATTATTTATAATACAGATGCAGAAACAACTACAAACATTTTAAGAAGCATTGAAGAAATAGTTACTAAACTACAAACAAGTTCTTTAGATGAATTAGTGTTTATAAATGCAGTAATTGACAAATACAAAGATAATAAAGAATGGTTTCAAGAATATGCTGATGCTGATTTTTTAAGATTAGAATAATGGCTAAAAAACAATTAGACAAATATTTCGCAAAAGAAGATGAATTAAATAATATGAAAATATGTTGGAAAAATGATTTAGCTTATGTTATACAACCAATTAAAAGTTCAACAAAATATAATGTTATTAAATTTCAATTATCAAACGCATTAGAATTATTTACGTTAAAAGAAAATAATGTAAATGTAGAATTTACAGAATACGAAGCACAAAAAAAAGTTATGCAATTATACACACAACATTCTAAAAGATTTAAATGAAAGATACAATAGTAGAATCAATAATAGAACAGTTTAAACAACGTTCTGAAGTAGGAATAAATAAATATGGTACTACATTAGATAGAACAGATTTAAATCGTTTACAATGGCTAAATCACGCACAAGAAGAAGCAATGGATTTAATTCTTTATTTAGAAAAATTAAAACAATATGAAGAGCAAACAATCAGCACTACAGCGAATAAATAGAATAATGGATTTTTTATGGAAACGTGGAAACAATAAAGAATCAGTAAATGAAGTGTATCGTAAAATAATAAATGAAAGGCTATCTAAACGATAGCTTTTTTTATATGTTAAAGTTTTGTTAAAATGTATTTTATAAACAAATAATGTTTACATTTACAAAATAATAATAACAATTTAAAACAAACAAAATGGACAAATTACAAATTTTATTCAAATTAGAAAATTGCATTGCATTAATTAGTAACACAGACAATGTATATGTTAGAAAGCAATTAGAAGCTATTGCAGACGATTTAAAAGAACAATGGGACAAAGACGATATTTATGTACAAGAAATAAAAAACGTTCTTAATTACGATGAAACAATGTCAAATTTAGATAAAATAAGAATACGCTAACGGTTGCTGATAACGGTTTGCAGCCTTGAACTGCCGCCTATGCGGGTGCGAGATTTTGGCGGTAGTTCAAGACTGCTGTTATATTATCGGCTTTTTTTAAGGTTCTCGCCAAAATGTCGAGTAATTGGCGAGTAAATAAATTAATATTAAAATTATAAAAAATGGGAATAGCTATAATAATATGTTGCATAGTAGTGCCTTTATTGGCTGAAATAATAACTTATTTTCTAAAAAAGTAAATATGAAAAAGTTAATAAAAGCACTGTATTTATATTGTTTTGAATGTGAAATAGAAACTGAAACAAAAGAGAATAAAAACGGACAATTATATTGTTCGCAATGTGGATTAAAACATTAAGAGTAGCTTTGGTTACAAAGTTGCTCGAAGTTGGAATATAACGTTTTGCAGATAAGCGAAGGCACAAATAGCGTTGGCTTTAGCGAGGGATTTGGGCTTTTGCTTATGTGCTGTTATGCGTTCGCCTTATTTTTTTCGTGTTGATTTTCAGTAAGTTAGAAACTATTTTAAAAATAAATCAAAAATACTTTGAAAAAAGTTTGCGGTTATCAAAATAGGTTGTATATTTGTACTCAGATAACAATTAAAAAATAAACAAAATGACAACAGCAACAGTAAAATCAGAAGCAAAATGGAAAACACAATTTCAAATAATGTGGAACAACACACCAAAGAAATTAAGAAGAACCATCTCACAAGTAAACAACATTAAATCACAAGCAAAATTATACGTAGCATTATGGATGTAACAGCAAAAATGGAGCAGGGCAATATTAAAGCCCTGTTCCCTAACTTAGGGATGGAAGTAATTACAAATGGCTGTGTTTGCCAAATTATTCAAATCACATCCCAACAAATAAAAGTGGAAATAACTGAAGCAATAAACCCTATGTATAAAGTTGGAAATCAAATTTGGGTTGATAGCTTTTTAATACAATCAGATGAAAAAGAAAAAAACTAATAGAGGTGGAGTTCGGAATGGCTCTGGTCGTAAAAAAGCGGATTATGAAACCAAAACTATTGCCTTTCGTGTTCGTGTCGAATTTGTCGAGCCGATAAAAAAAATGGTAAAAGATTATGTTTCTGAGCGTCTTAAAGGTGACGCATAACTACTTGCTAACAGCTATAAATGTATTACAATTATGAAAAACTACACCAAAACCAAAGTAATACGCATTTCAGAAGTACAACTAAAAACACTTCAAAAAATGAAGTCTTATAACGTTGATGTTGGTAATTTCATCCGAGATGCAATTCAAGAAAAAATAAAAAAGGAGTATAAAGACTTACTCCCTAAACCAAAAAAACAATATTGTCCATTTTAAAAAATAAACTATGAACGAAGCAGCACTAATAAAAATACAATCAAAAGTAATAGGATTGGATAGACATTTACATACATTAGTAAAAGAACTAATAAGCAATGATAGTATAACAAGTGATGAACATTTAACTATAATGATAAATAGTACTGAACGTGAATTAGCTATATACAATCACATTTTAACTTTATTAATTAATAATCAAGAAATAAACTAATGGTAGTATTATTTGATGCAGATAGCTTGGTATATTCAAGTTGTTATAGAAAAAAAGAAAATGAAACAGATGATAAATTCTATACAAATATAGATGAAGCAATTGCTAAATTTGATGAAGTGTTTATGTCGATTATAAATCATTTGGAAGATATTTATGAAATTAACGAAGTAAAAGTATTTTCAGATTCACGTGGTAATTTTAGAAAATTTATAACACCAATTTATAAAGCAAATAGAAATTATAATGATTTGCCACCATTATTAAATGAAATGCACCAATACGTAAAAGAACAATATAATTCTATTTATGGTTACGGATGTGAAACAGATGATGTAGTAGCTAAATATTGGTATGAATTATCAAATGAAATAGGCAGGGACAATGTAATAATAGTTTCAATAGATAAAGACTATAAACAGTTCCCTTGCCTTATTTATAATTATCATTATAATCATAAATGCGTATATGATATAAGCGAAAAAGAATCTTTATTTAACTTTTACGAACAAATGATAATAGGAGATACATCAGATAATGTAAATTATTGCAAAGGTTATGGAAAGAAGTATGCACAAAAGTATTTAGCAGAATGCAAAACTAAATATGAATATACTAAAAAAATATACGAACTCTTTAAACAAATACATAAAGGAAAAGCAAGGCAAAGATATATTGAATGTTGGAACTTATTAAAACTAAAAACAGAATAGATGGAATATTGCAATGACTTTAAATACGATTTAAGAATAGGACAAATAGGTGAAAAACTATTAGACGATATATTAAACTTTAGAACAATAGAAGTTAAACGTGATAGCTGGATATATAAAAGTGGTAACATAGCAATCGAATACGAAAGCAGAAACAAACCATCAGGAATAGCAAAATCACAAGCAGACTATTGGGCAATAATATTTTCAGGCGATTATAAAGATGAAATAATTCTAATAATAAAAGAAAACAGATTAAAAGAAATATGCAGGGAATACTACAAGAAAGGAAACATTAAAACAATGGGAGATAATAACACATCAAAAGCAATATTAATCCCAATAACAGAAATACTAAAATGGACATAACAGAAAGATTAAAAGAAATAATACTACAAGAAACGAATATAGATGTAAAAGAAGTGTCAAGAAATCGAAATATAATCGAATTGCGTTCTTTATATTATCATTTAATTAAACATTTTAAACCTAAATTAACTTTAATGGATATAGCTGAATCAGTAAATAAGAATCACGCTACTGTAATACATTCTTTAAATAATTATAAAATGTATGAAATGTACAATGATGAATTAAAACAATTAAGAAAATTAATTATAACACAAATTGAATTAGAAAACATATTACAAACAAACGATAACAACACATTAAAGTTAGCAATAAAACAAAAGAATATAAAAATATCAGAATTAGAATTACAATTAGAAGAAATAAAACAAAAATTAACTACATTTGAAAAATCTGAATACGATATAATAAATAAC